ACAACGAATTTAATGAGCTTGGGCGCCACTGCTGACCGGTATGGAGACCGAACAGCATCGCGGCTAAGTGCGTACAGGTGGAAAGAATGTCAGGGTATAGATCACAGGCAGCGACGATAATAATCGGATCGCTAATCATTTATTTTGCGGTCATGTCATGGCCCTTAAACGAAGCAAGACCGGCTCCAGAACCGGCGTACGCGATAGCAACGCCGCAATTGGTACAAACACCCGTAACGATTACGCCAGTGGCAACAGCGATTCCTGAAGCGACATTACGAAGTATCCAATTATCTGTCGCTCCTGTCGCGACCATATTTTCCATACAATCACCGAATATTCCAACTCAACATACCTATTCACCAGAACCTGAAACTCCCAGAAACAACCTCCTTTCATATAACGAATTCATGAGCGCAATGGCGACTACAAGCTGGCGTTCCTACATAATCAATGACCCTGCTTTTTCTACCCTGCTTTGGGAAATGGCTAAGTGCGAATCTGGGACCGTTGGAAACATGGTAAAAACGCAAGAAATAGGTGATCAAGATATTGGTTACACCAGCATCGGTGTATTCCAAATAAATATCGAGGTATGGCCTCAACTGGCTCGCCGGTACAATCTTTTCTTGGCAGACGAGAACATGCAAGCCGCGTTTGAAGTGTGGCAAAGTCCATTGGGATTAGAGAATTGGAGTTGCTATGACGTAGTCAAAGAATATTTCGATTAGGGACAGGAGACAACCTACAAATCACCGATGAAAATTACAATCAAAATGCAATCTTGGAGGAACGCATGACAGACATGACAGCAATGACGCAACAAACAGATAATTCGTTTTTAGGCACGAGCTATATCGAATTTGAAGGAAAAGAGTATGTAATCACATTTAGCATAGAAACAATCACCAGCGGACGGGCGCTGAATCTATTATCTAGCAAAGTTCTAAACAGACACGAAACTCCTGCACATCAGGATCGAATTGCTCAGGCAATGATGTCAAACGAATTTGTAACGCTTTTAGATCCTATTAGGATTTCTAATACAGGGAAATTAATCGATGGGAATCATCGGCTTGGGGCAATCGCCAACACCGGTAAAGCTCAGAAATTATTAGTTCTCAAAGGGTTCCCTGAAACAATTTACAAATATATAGATCAGGGACAAGCCAGAACGCTGAAAGACACGTTCCAGTCAGACGGGCGAGCAAATCCAGACAAAATTGCGACGGTATCTAAATTTCTATACCAGATGCTTATTTCTGAAAAAGACAAAATCACGCGAATTAAACCGTCGAACCCTGTTGGGCTAAACATTTTGAAAGCTCATAGGGGGCTTGAAGAATCCGTAAAAATTTCACTGAAAGTTGTTGGACCAAAAGGAATAAACGCTCCGCTGAATGTGGTCGCGATTTGTCATTATCTGTGGTCGCAAGAAAACTCAGATTTAGTGACTAGCTTTTTCGATGAAATGGTAAACGGGCCATTCCATGACGAACATCATCCACCGGTCAAGCTACATTTCAGGTTGCGGAAAATTGCCAGAGAAGTGAAAAAAGCGTCCACTTCACACCGATGGGATGCAGAAGCAATTTTGGGTTTATTTGTTCAAAGCTGGATTCATTACAAAGACCAAAAACCTTTGAAAAAATACGTCGGAGAAGCTCAGCGGCCAATATATATCAGGCAGATTATAGCTGAGGCAAAAGCAGTCGATGCTAAATTGCCACACGGCTTACACAATCAATATATGCAGAAGTCGTTCAATGATTAATCGCAAAGCTAAAGGTAATCGTAACGAATACCGGACGATGGATTATCTCAAAGAAAAAGGCTACAAAGTGACACGGGCGGCGGCATCTCTAGGGGAGTGGGATGTCATCGCCATTAGCGCCACTGATGTTCAACTGGTGCAAGTCAAATCAAATCGTTGGCCCCGCTCAGACGAAATGAAAAAACTAAATGCGTTTCCTTGTCCGAAATATGTTCGGAGGGTTCTCCACCGGTGGGATGATTGGGTTTCAGAGCCGAAAATACGGATTTTGTAAAACCTGCTCAAACCTATCACTCGTGTAAGTAACTTAGTTGACTTTGGATACCCCGTGTTATATGATTTATTCATAAAGGTAATTAGTTAATCAAAGGAGTAAACAAATGACTAATACAAATAAAAAAATATCATATGACGGGACTCAAATCTCCACGTATCGCGTGGACTTTTCCCAAGTAGATAATCGTGCCGGACAGGACGATGTAGCTATTCAGTATGATCTTGACGAGAGCCGCATCGGCGGTCACCTCAAGGTAGTTGTTCGGCATGAAATTCCAGCCCATTTGCAATCATGGGAAGAGGTCGAAAAACTTGAAGAAAATATCAAGTTCACTGCGCTCATGGTTGCGCAGCGTCGACTGGCTGAAATGACTGTTTCAAATGTGGACTCTATTTTCTACTTTGAGAACATCAAGCTTGAGCACGACACCTTCGCCGACGCACCTATCACCGAAATGCAGGATCTTAACTGGACTCTCAGTGGATATCTCCAGAAAGACGGTTCCGGTTCAAATATGGAAGTTCTTCTGGTCAACTATGAACCACGCACTGTTAAAGGTCACGAGACCTATATCGCCAAAGGCGGGCGACATTCAAATCGCAGAGCCGGTTTAGTTCATGAGAATGTGGCTCAGGAGTTCATGCAGAAAGGTTACTGCAACATTCCTGCTGGTATCGGCTGGAGCGAATTAGTTCAGGCTCATCCTAGTGACTTAGGCAATGCTCAACTTTTCGGCCCACAGGTAGAACTTCCAAGCATTCTTCCACTAACTAGTGAAGAGTAGTTTGTTGACCCACTACGCTTCCTGACTTCGGTCAGGGGGCGTGTTGGCTTTACAAATGTTAAAGCTAAGAACAAAGGAGTAGAGAAATGACATACGAACACAAACTGCACGGGAGATATTCGACCTGTCGTTGCAATCATGACGAAAATCGCGTCAGCCTTGCCACGCATCAAGTTGTTACCACGCATGAAAAAGATACGGCGTGGCTCAGTATCGACCAAGTCGCGCAAGTTCTAGGGGTAAGCTACAGCACAGCCCAGCGCCAGACATATCGCGGAGCTTTCAAGACAATTAAAAGATGGGGGTTTTGGAGTAATTCATGGATTATTCCGACTGAGGAATTGCATCGCGTAGCCGACACCAAATACGGCAAGCGTCTTATCGACGCAATCGCTACAATCAATACCGATCCTGAGTTGGCACAATTCTACAATTCGCCTGAGCAAATGTATCGCACAGAAAAAGCCTATTGGGCAGAAAAGGCGTGGTAATTATGTGGATAATCCCTTTAGCAATAGCCGGAGTCGCGATACTATCACTTATATTTCAATTTATCGAGGGGAAGCTGGCCTATGACTATGGAGAACAAACTGAGTTCGTGGATCACGAAGAATCTTGCGGAGACTAAAGATAATATCGACTTGCTGAAACTCAAAAAGAAAATCTGGGGAATTGGAGTATTTAATCCCCACCGGACTGAAATTCAAGAAATGCTGGTAGAAAGGCAGCTATATCTAGAAAATAAGTATGCAAAGAAATATTAACTTTTCAAGGTTTTTGTTCCACCGTAATACTTCACCGCGTGGCCGTTTTCTAGGAGAGCATCGTTTAGATTTACTCCATCGCAAATGAGTTCCCCTAGAATCCGGCCATACTTTCCGCGCTCATGACTAATCAAAATAATCTGCTCAGCTTCTTCACACATATGTTTCGTGAAATCCTTCGCCAATAATCCTTTGGCCTTTACCTCAAGATCACGAGTTCGGCTTTCCCAAGTATCTAGCCCGAAAAGCCTAATTCGCTGTCCGGTCAGTCTGACATCAAAACCGAGATCAATGTGAACATCAACAGTATCCCCGTCAACAATCCTGTCCAGAAAGACTTTATATTCATACATTTCTCACCTACTTCTAAAGGTATAAACACCTTACTGACACCCTTTTCGGGCCGTGAGCGGCCATACAGAAGGCTCTTTTTTCGGCATTTTCCCCAAAATTATCCATTTCCGTATCTTCTTCGACGTAATCCCAGTATAGTGGCTTCTGCCGGATTATCGCCTATCCATGAGTGACACATCCGGCATACTGCCAGACAATTCTCTTTATCCAGAATCGAACCACCCTGACTGCGAGCTAAAAGTTCATGAATATCTACTGACACGTTTCGGCATACGCCTTGAACCTGAGCTTGGCATGTTGGAAACGCTGAAAGCATTTCTCCAACCAGTTTTCGCCGGTCAATATATTTCTCAGACATTTTTTTAGAACGAGGTTTCAACCGTCCAGTGCGTTTCATCGGAGAACGCTTCATGTTTTATTAATCCGCTTGCATCGAGTACATTTAATCACGGTCCCTGTCGTAGCAATCTCCGCTAATAATTTCCCACAATATTCGCAGCGCATCTGCATCTTAGTTACCATAAGCCGAACCCTACCGGAATATTTTTATATGCTTTCCATGCTAATGCCAGAGCACATACACAATCGTCATGCATTCCTTCCGGAGCAGAATACCGAACACCGGTTCGGCTGTAAGTATATTCAAATGCATCAAGCTCAACACGAATTTCATTATCTGGGTATCTTATTTCTTGGCTTTGAATTGCCATGACCAGCCCTTCCATTAATTGTTGTTTAGAACCGGCAGTAAATTTGAACCCTTCTGTGTTGGGATTTGCTTTTTGCAATTTCTCAACAATCGGGTCACCTACGCCGGACGCATCAACAAGCGCGGTATCATCTCCGATCAAGCGAGCAACTGTATCAGTAGTATATTCCCAATCCCTTTGGAATCTCTCAAATCTGCAAACTTCTCCATTTTCGTCCAAAGCGATCCCGACAGTATAATCTACTGATTTGGCTAAATCCCAACCCCAGACATACGGGGGCTTATTCGACATAGGGCCGATACAATTATTGATTGCATTCGATCCGAATGGGCTACCAGAATCATCGGACGCCTCAGCCATGTACAATTCTTTGAACACGTTAATCGGGAGCATGTTTTTAGCAGATTCAATTTCTTCGCTTTCCAGAACTCCACCTTCAACAGCATCATACGCATCTAATTTCGAGTATTTCCAATCCGGCTCTCCAAGTTCTGCTCGACGTGCAAGCCGATACGCCCAATTTTTACGGCCTTTCACATTGCCGATTATTCGCACCGGCCCGCGAGTAGCGGTCAAAGTAGAACGAACAGCAGTCCACGCCTCTTCTCTCATTCGAGAGGCCTCATCAATTACCGCTGCATATACATCTTCACCATATAATCGGTCAGGAGTATCGGCACTTTTGAATTCTATTCTTGCTCCATTTCTAAAAGAAATAGTAAGCGACCCCTGATTAGCTGAAGCGTATCCAGTGGTAGGACTTCCGTCAGGCATTTTCGCCTCAGCTAATCCAAGTACCATTCGCCTAAATGCTATCTTGGCTTGCTGAAACACCGGTGCAACCCACCAAAACACACGCCCTTCAGCCCCGTGTTCCCATGCTTGCCCCGTTAGCCAAATTAAACATCCCAGAGTTTTGCCGGATTTAGTGCTGGCTTCAATAATAGAAAAACGCTCAGGACACTCAATCGCCTCTGATTGCGCAGGGTACAGGGCGGGCAGTTTTAAAACTGATTTATTCTTCGTCGCGGCCTGTAGTTCGCTCAATGCTGAACTCAACTTCCATTGGTGCGCCTTTCGCTCCAGTCAATTCGACTTGCGTAGGTGCGATTGTCCAATTCTCATGAAATCTATACCGTAAGAAATCCCTGTATGCTTGCCAATTAGTTCCGGCAAATTCTTGCCATTTTGAAACTGCGTTTAATTCTGCCTGAGCTTCCGCGTCTTGAACTGCTTCAAAAAATTCACGGTATTCACCACGAGTGGCTTCCCTGCCTTTTTTCATCCACAGATAATAAGTCGCGTCAGAAATTCCAGCCCATTTGCAAGCAGTGTTCAAAAAACTTCCACTGCGAATTGCACCTATGAACTTATTTTTTCGCTCAGGCGTTAGCTTTGACGGCCTTCCGATTGCCATTCTGACAATTCCTCTCCACGCGAATCTTGATCTCTATCATAATCGCGCCGTAGTCGTATCATACGACGTGTTTCCCATGATTGTCTGTATTCTGTGTTTTCAAACAATTTTGCAAATCCGGTTACATATTTCAAACGGAGCAGTTCGTCCGGTTCCATGCCCATTTGCGAACAAATTTCTTCATCAGTCATGCCGTTATCCAACATGGAAAATACTATGTTTGACATACCGGTAACTTGATGTTTTCCACGCGCTCGATTATGCCGGACTGTCGAAGCCATTCGCTCATTCATTGTTTTTTCTAATACCACTATCGGCAATAGACCTGAGCAATCTTCCCGAATATCTGTATTTTCTTTCATGACCAGATATCGGTGAAATCCATCAATAATCACATATTTATTTGTTTCCTCATCGCGTACCGTAACAACCGGTTGAGTATATCCATCGGCTTTTATACTCACATACAGCAAACGAAGTTCGTTGGTTGCAACCACATTCGGGTTGTAATCGTTAGCAGTAACCTGTTCAATAGGAACCCATTGAACATTATTTACAGGGTGATTATCAAGTGATTTGCAGACCATTTTTTGCCTCTTCCCGAGCTTTGTCCCGCAATGCTCGATTCTTCTTTTGAATAGGAATGTATTTTGGATTAAGCCTTAAATTTTCCAGCATTATGCCTTCCCAATCATTTCTCAGTATGCCCTGAATGGCAACTTTATATTTCCGGTCGCCCAAATCCTCGCCGAAGATTTCATCAGCATATTTGAAATGCTTGAGAAAGTGTTTTTTATATTCGTCGTCAAGAACCAAATGTTCCAGTAGATAATCACGGTATTCCCGCCATGTCTCAAACATAAACGGCAACTCATCAACCACGCCATAATCATCTTCCCCGAACTTTGTTGCCATGTCGATACCGGCTAATCGCTTGGTCAGTCGATTATGTGTTTCAGGTTCTATTTCCTGCATATAGAACAATTGCCGGACGGCAGTTTCATGATGAACATTGGACACTCGCATATTTCGCACCTGAATACCGTACCGGTACTGCGCATCATATAGCCGATTATATTCCCATTCATTATCAAGAATAGATTTCCATACGTCCGAGAAAGACCAATCGTAAATTGGATAAAATGTGTAATGCTCTTGCCGTCTGGACAGGCGTTTCCCGTATGTTCGCCCGTTATAAATCGCTTTGTTCGTCAAGCTCAGGAAACGCTTTGGCGTTTCCTCTGTTCTCATTCCACCAATCAGGCACGTTTTGATACCGTCGAAATGGTATTCCATCAGCGCATCAAACAGTTTGGCAAACCGCTTTTCACCAGTATGGTTTTCTTTAATTGAGATGGGATCTTGGGGGTGAACCCATATATCTTTTTTGCTTTCGTCCCAACATTTCAGCCATTGGTCGGTCGAGCTTGTTGCATTGAATAGAACCAATGGAGCCTGCACCCAATACGGTTCAACACGCTCGTCATACATAATCGACTTGACCATATCAACCGTGGCTTGCCATTCAGCTTCCTGATCAAGAAAAAACACTTTCAGTGGCAATCGCCCAAGTTCTTCTGCAACGAGCATTGACAACTGAAACACGACAGTCGAGTCTTTTCCACCACTGACGGCCACCACCGGATTAGGAAACTCGGAGAAAATCCACCGAATACGATCTAATGCAGCCTGAAATACGTTTTGATTTTTATAAACTTTCATTGCCGATATAACTCGGTGAGCCTCCTATATGATCGTGTCCCAACGACGATTTGACTACTTGATGATCAAATAGAGTAGGCGTTGTTATGGTCCACGGAATGTCGTGATAAACAAGATAGTCCTGAATGACTACGTCAAAGTGCGATTTCTTTTCTCGTATTTTTCGAAGCCGTGGGGTAAGATTTTCGTAATCTTCAGTCTCAAACCATTTCTCAACTTGGCTTGGTAATTGCTGTTGATTTATGAAAATCGCAGCTTGGTCATAAAATCCCCGTGGTTGAACCTTAGTAACATAACCTCTCTGAATATTTATCTCTTTGAACAAGTGACGTTGTCTACCGAATAACGAATAAATCTCAGATTGCGCCAGCCAATGAATTGACTCCCATTTTTTACGAAATCCTGACACGGTGATCGCATCATCAGTCATGAGCAAAACCGGTTCGTTTTGGTCAGCATTTTCCAGCATTTCTTTGAACATACGAGAATAATTCCACCAATGTCCACGGAACTGGTCGTCACAGTAAATCGTGATATCGGGGATCTCCGGCTCGATCACGTTCAATAGCGTATTCAACGGCTCTCGGCGAGTTGGAATAGTTATTACGGCTGCCTTCATAACGTTATTCTCACATAGGTCAGTTTCCAATTTTCATAATATCTAATCGGCTCGAATCCATATTTGATATATGTCGGCAGGGACATTTCTGTACAAATTGCTGAAATGGTTTTGACGTTTTTTTTGACAGCTAGTGCTAGCCTGTATTGAATCATTTGGTGATATATTCCCTGTCCCCTATATTCAGGAAGAACAACCGCGTTTTTAAATTTAGCCGATCCTGAATACCAAATAGCCCCGCACATACCTACAAGCTGTTCGCGTTCATACGCTGCATACAATGTCGTAGTTTTTCCAATTTGTTCGATAACCCCATCACCTTTTGCTGCCTCTACTACCGGTTTTAATTCACTTGGAATAATGGTTCTCCCTGACCCTAAATCCCGAATGAATATATCTGACATTTAATTCAAAGCTCTATTCATAAGCAACGGATTGCCTTGCCTGTCATTGTTAATCCAATACCGGTGCGGCCCATAATCTAAACATGTGTACCAACGTCCATACCATTTTTGATAGCCGAACTCGTTGATAATATTCATGGCTTTTAAAAATTCATCATTATGAGCTTCGTAAGCTTTAATTGGACGCGTTTTTCTAATAACGTACTCATGCGGATTACTTGGCATCGTCTTGGCCGGTCGCCATTTGTACGAACTCACGAACTTAGCGAATTTCGCATAGTCCCGTTCATTCTGAGTCATTTCAGTCAACGTCCCAATCCGTATCTGCTCGCAGCAACTCATGAAGTAGCATCTCGTAATCTGATCCGCACTCAGGACAAACTAATTTCACTTTTCTAGTTTTGTCTGGTTCGTCGAACTGACCGAGTAGTTTCGCATTTCTGTCGTCGATTTGTTGCTGCGTTAGTGGAGTTTGAGTTGAAAACTCTAACCGGTTATCAGCGTTTTCTGTAGCTAATTCACTGAGCATGTCAGATAATGCTCCAGTAGCATCGACCCTGTCCAGCAAACTCGACAACATTCCATCATCCGTGACCGCTAGACTCGCTATCGGGTCAAGTGAAGATAGAATTAATTTTTCTTCCTCTGGCGTTAAATCTACATACACGACAGGGACTTCTGTCTCGCCTTTTGAAATAGCAACTGAGACACGAAGATGGCCGTCAACTACATGCCCCGTCTGTTCGTTGACGATTACGTTTTGAACCCATCCGACCTGATCTAAAATATCAGTCATAATTTCTTGCTGATATTTCGGATGAATCCGCCAATTATCTGGATTTGCTAATAACTGCTCTGGTGCTTCTGTGCCGCTTCGCACAATGCGGCTGTCCCATGATGACAATGTAACCTCCCTTTGTCCTAGAAATAGTATAGTATAATGAATGTATGACGGGGGCCGCGCTCCTTTTACAAAAAACTATTACCTTTGTTCTATGTAGATTCTGCGGCTCCCGTTTTTTCTTACAGGTACAAACACCTTACCCCTATCGTTAAAACGCCGTGAGTGGCCATACAGAGCGGTTATTTCAGAGAAAAATGGGGCTATTCGTCTTTATTTGTCGGGTGAGTCTCATTTCCGTACGCTTCCCACAATTTTGATAATCCTTGACTGATCGGGATTGTCAAAACCGCGAGCGCCGTTAATAATCCTTCGATATTATCGAGCGTCTCAGGATTTGAACTTGCAGACCAGATAATCCGCGCAGCCAATACGAGCCAAGTTATTACGCAGGGCGTGAATAGAATTGCGATCAATAATTGCGAGCCGGTTATCGTAGTGCCGTTCGACGGCTTCTTCACATCACCAGATTTCTCCGTGATTGGCTCTTTCGGTTCCTCAGAGGTCATTGGACCGAGACGGGTCGTTCGACGTTATTCGTAGCATTCAGAGTATTGATTTTTGTCGTATTGGCGATTGTGAAACTAGCTGTGTCGATCCCTGTTCCGTTTCCAATAATCGAATTTTGAATGGTCAGCGTACCCGCGTGAATGTCGTCAAGATTTATTCCTGCTCCGTATGCCGATATATTACTGAGCGTTAATTTCCGGCAAAACCCATCAGCCGTTTGTACGTCAATGATTATTCGGTCATAAGTTGAGTTAGTAACAGCGGGGACCGATACGGTTCCTCTGGTAGACTGCACGACTATATCTTTAGGTGTACTCGATAATGTCGGACTAATAGATAATCCGTCAGCTATCACATTTGTAACATTCAGCACATAAATTTCTGAGTTCCCTAAATGAAGTATTGTCGCCTCAAGGCCATCCAAAATAATCTCATCACAGACTAGGTTATGTCCGCCGCCTGTTGAACCGACTATTTGAATCGCATCGGTCAAGCCCGACGCTTTACCAATATCCAGACCCGTCAACGTAATATCGCCCGCCCGAGCCGACGATAAATTTAGTTGAAGCGTCATTGTTTGCAGCGCACGAACTTCGGCAGGAGTTTGATCATCTAAAAATTGTTCCCAATCTTTACCCACTTGAACTGCACGATCCGGTTGAACTAGAGACGCATTGTACAAAGCCGGTTCAGGCCAAATTGGTGCAGCATTCAAACCTTTAATAGAAAAAAAAATTGCTAACGCGATTATTCCAGCGCCAAAAATCATTCCGGTTAAACCTACTCGAAGAATCCCGCCGTGTAATTTCAATCCGCTCATGCGAATTGACATTGATGGGATGTGTACGTCTGGGGAGTAGCCACCGATTCGAGGGAATCGTAACCTGCCTTCGGGGGTTTTGAACGTAGGGAATCGCAAATTCCCCAGACGTACATGCGGTATGAAAAAGGTTTTCGCTAAAAAGGAAAGCAGCTTCTTCATGTAAGAATATTACCACTTCCATCGCCTTTTTTAGACGCAACAAAAGACTTGAGCACTGATAACACGGCAGCGACGCCCGCCGCAGCCCCCGCTTTGAATATATCAGCGTCCATTCCAACCATCGGACCCGCTGTAACGATAGCTAGAAAACTTTGTGCAAATGTCATCACACAGCGTTCACCTAAATCGGTTAATGCTTTTTTATCTTGTAACATCAGTTACCTCCCATATCTTCGACCTTGCCTTGTAGCGTGTCGATTAGATCATTCATTATACTTTGCCCTGAATCAATCAGGTCATTTGCGTTGGCTTGTTGCTCGTCATAATTTGCTTGCTTAATTGAGACGGCTTCGGTATCGGTTTCTAAAAAGTTAAAGGCATCGTTCAACCCTTTGCTTCGACTGAAGTATGGATTGTCTGCAACCGTACAACCCCAATGAAGATGCGGCCCAGTGCTTTGGCCTGTGCTACCAATGACGCCTAAGAGGTCGCCTCGCTTGACTCGATCCCCGCGTTTAACTTGCGGGTGACCACTGAAATGAGCATATAGTGTAAAGCCCAAGAGACTGCCATCAGAATCAACATGGCGGAGCATGACGCAATTACCGAAAATCCTAGCCACGTTTTGACGCCACGCGACCGTTTCTTCTGTTGTGAATTTGTCATTAACCACTCCATCCATTGGTGCTAAAACCGGTGTACCTTCAACGGCTGCAATATCTACACCGCTGTGACCCTTGCCTTGACTTAGCTCGGGTCGAACAACCCCGTAAAATGAAGTGACGCGCCCACTGACGGGCATCCCGTCGTAATTGCTTCCGTCCAGTTTTCCAGAAAATTGCAATCGTGCCATGCTCAACCATCCAATCCCATACTATCAAACACAGAAGAATGACCAATAGAATTTCTATCAGTCATCTCCCAACTCGTCTTCTAATTCTTCGATCCGCTCTTCAAGCTCGTCAATCGCCTCCTCTAAGTCTGACGAGTCGAACGCTTTCCCGACAGTGTACATTCTAGCCATTTCCTGAGTCATGGCGATTTTGTCCTTGAGTGCTTCAATGTCGTTTTGCAACACTGCGATATCAACGGTGGTTTGTTCTTCCTGAATAACTCCAACGGTAGACGAAAGATTTCCAACCGTTGAATCCAGAGTTGCGACATACCAGATGATCCCGAATGCTTGGGCTATTATCGCGATCACAATTCCGATAGATAGTTTGATATTAGTCAGGTCCACCTTCGGTTTCCTTTTCAACTTCAGGCATTGGCATATCTCCGAACGCCACGCGCAAGCCCAGAAGTATCTCGGCCACTCGGTCGAGCTTTTGATTTATTTCGTCGATTTGGTCTTGGATTTCTTCGCTCATGATTAACTCGGCTCCGTCGGCCATGTGATGTATTCGGCATTCGTTTCGTTCGCGGGTAAGTCCCGTAATGATTGCCGATAGGTCGCCCACTCAGTTTTTTTGTCAGACGCTAAAGGCGAATCTGTTGCCTGTGTCCAGTCTGAATCAACAAGCTTTTTATTTCGTTCGTTTCGGTCGTTATCGTTCCACGCCCGAGTCGGCTGCGGAATTGCTACCGTACCCGATGGACTCGGCGCTGAATCATGGTCCACCGCTTCGAGTGTTCCTGCTGACAGGCTCAGAGCCGCTTCCATATCGGCAACTTGAACCGCTGCTGGCGTGCTTGGTGTGTCATTCGCTACGAGCGTTCCGTTATGGTCCGTCACGTATTTTTCGTCTGTCTTTTGTCTAAAATATCTCATCGGTTAGCTCCTTACGAAATCGCCATTGAATATACATAGGTTGGCCCCACGATTGCTGTTACTGCCGCGTTGGATGTATTACCCCGAACGTCTATGCTCGTTATGGCCGCAGTCGGAAGCGCCGCCCCGTTAGTAATATTGGTTAAATTAACTACTGTGCCGTCACGCATGGTCCAGCCCATAGCGTTGATACCTGTACCTACGTAATCAGAGCCCCTCATCCCGAGATACACCACCGATAAACTTACACCGTTATTCCCCGACGAAAATAATGTGCTTGCATAACTCGTGTTAGTGTTTGACGAGTTACCAATGGCCGACCCATTCATTCCAAGAAAAAACGTGCCCGTGGCCGTACCACCACTGTTTCTCGTTTGGCCGATAATCATTATTGGCTTACCCGCAGGAATATTCAGACTGCTAATAGTAGCGATCACCGTGTCGCTTGTGCTAGTGGTGGTTTGCTCACTTGTGATAGAGCCTTCTAATGTCCAAGCGCCGCCGCCAGCCGCAGCCCATTTGACACCTAGTGTTTCAGATGAATCAGCTGTAAGCACATAATCATTCGTCCCCGCTGCCAGTGCGCCCAACGTGTTCGCTGCACTTGCTCCGAGTATCTCCCCCTTCGCGTCGAGTAATGATTGCGGACTGGCTACCCACTCGGGCGCATTCGCTGCCGCGTTGGTTTGTAACGTTTGCCGCGCCGAACCGATACCAAGTCTTGCGATGGCATTATCTGCTGTCGCATATACGATGTCCCCTGCGGTCGTCACAACTGCGGGGGCTGTTTTCTGAATGCTGCCAGCCGTGCCCAGATAGTTGTTCCATATCGTGGCGGTTATCACCGTTCCAGTTGTTTGATCCGCTCCATCAGTCCATGCCATTTTTCTCTCCTTAGAATCCTAGTGTAGTCGTTGTGCCGAGTTCTGACGTGCCGAGCGACCAATATGGACTTCGGCCCGTCGTACTTTCCAATGTGAATATCGTCTGAAAATCTTGTGCGCTTGCTTGGTGTTGAATACCTGAAATGAAATATTCTTCGGTGACTGTTCCGCTTGGTGGCGGATCATAGGTCACAGTAATTCGATCCCGAATTTGCCGACTCAACGCCTGAACCATAACCGCATCGTTTTGACGTGGATGCAGCACGATTCTACGAACCCGTAGCTCCGGCTCCTTGAATGAATCGATATAACTTTGTGCGATGTTAGCTACGTTCGGATCGGAATTGTTGAACAGACCAGTTAAATTAAAACTCCGAATACCATAATCGCTCTGAGAATCTGCGTCCGTTTTATTTTGAGCAGACCCTCCGATACGGGTGAGCGTTACATCATTCTTAATTAGATCCCCAGAGTATTCCAATTGTATATCTGCAACCGGTAAGGCAGACCCGCCGAATGTGGCTTGTGATGTATTGCTTCGGGTGTTGGAGGTTAACGATTGACGATCTTCAAACACTATTTGATTACTGGTATTTGCGTACACCGCGCTTAATCCACCACCCTCAGACTTGTCCGCTATTTGGATGGCTCCGAGCGCGTTGGCGTTCGACAACGATACCGATTGGAACGTCTCCTGTCCTGCGTCTAAATCTCGCGGAATGATATTGGCTTCGTTTAATATCTCAGCTATGACAGTTCCGCTGAGGGCTGCTGATGTTGATGCCGTGATATTTACGTTATTGAGATCGTAGATAAAATCGTTTGCTCTCGGAATTGCTGTAGACTCATTCGGGAAATTGTAATTAAATGCCCAATCTCGAATCACCCCTTGATAGAGTTGGTAGTCTGTTGAATCGTAGGTGGCTGTAATCCTCATCCATCGACCAACTTTTATCTGTCCGTAATATGCACCACCTGAATTATTCGGATCGAATAGTCGGGCTGTATTATCTAACGTGACACTAGAACTCCCCGAAGAATATTCATCAAGCTCTCGTTGCTTCCCTCTGTTTATCGATAAGTTACGAACCGATGAAGATACGTCAACCCATGGAGCTGCTTCCCCTAATGTGGAATAACCAAGAATCGCGTCGCCTAATGAAAAGCCTGTGGAACTGGCTCCTGCCGCAAACCGAATCTCGGTGGTGAATGTTGGCATCGCTACGCTCATGTTTGGGTTGATCCCGCCTCAAGAATTGGCCCGTTAGCTTTTGAAGCTGTATTTATTGCTTCGGCTATTTTCTTGCCCGTTTCTAATGGATCTACAACAGTGCCATTCACATTAATTACAATGGGCGGATCGGTAACTCCCCCGCCCATCGCGCCCCACATACCCTGTTGCCCTTCTGCGCCCCGATACCATTGTTGAATCTGTCCGCGTTCTCCTGCATACCGATACATTTGCTGTTGGGCTGTCGGGTCGTAAGTGCCTTCTTTTCTGGCTAACTCAATAGATCTCGTTATCGCCAATGCGAGCTTCTGCGTATCGTCTGCATTTCTCATCGCTTGAGAAAATCGTTCTTCGGCTAACTTTTTCTCTGCTTCTTCTGCGGCCTCCGCTGCCGCTATCGCTATTTCTGCGGCTCTTACCTTCGCATCAGTCTCTCTATAGATTGCGTCCCGTAGATAGTTAGAATAGAAACCCGCATGTTTTGTAGCTTGCTCATACCCTTCAATCATGGCTAGATCATTATCCGCTGCAATTTTTGCTATTTCAGAGGCTTTAATCTTTGCGGCCATTTGCTCGTGGATTTGTTCGACTAATTTGTTAGTAGCTGTAGCTGAACCTGCGACAGCTTTTTCATAACCTTCGATAGCGATTAAATCATTTGCTCGCTCAGCGGCTACCTTTAATTCTGCTTCGCCCAATTCAGTTGTTACATCGGCCATTTCTTTTAGCCGTTGCTGTCTTTCAGACGTCATTCCATTACCTGCCGCGATAGCGTCATTCAACGAATGCACTTGATTTTCAACCATCTTTACGCCGTCCACCCAATCGAGCGTTAGCTCGTTAATTCTTGGTAGTTGGAAATCTCTAATGTCGAGAAGCTGTTCCTCTGTGCCTGTTAGGTCTTTCATCCAATCTGGCATAGCGTCGTGAATTGTATTTATAAAATTTACAAACCCGTTGATTATTTTTTGCCACATACCGATATAGAGATTTGCAATCTTGACAGGCACATTCATAATGAACTCGACCGTTCCCTCGAATGCATCAGCAACTTTTCGCCAATTCTCCACCAGCAGATTAAATCCTTTAGCTACTAAACCAACAGCTAAAAAAGTTAGATTGAAGACTTTTCCCAGACTTGTCATAACCTTTGCAACCCGAGCAATCCAAACAGAACTTTCACCCGCTTTTGCAGCATTGTTTTCAAACGCTATAGCGAGCTTATTAAATCCGATAACAAGCGGTTCTACCAATGTCCAAATAGCTTTTAGTATTTCTTTAGCCGCCCATAGCTGCGGAGCAAAATAGGCTTTTATCATTGATCCAATAAGTCTGATAGCTGGCATAAATTCTTGGATTTTATCCATTGCTTTCAAAGTCCAGTCACGGAACATTCTTATTTTTTCGTTCATGCCTTCAAACGACCGTTGAAACACTGGTGCAAGTCTCGCACCAATTTCTTCACGGAAATTAGCCCAGACTTCAGACATTTCGAATTTTGCGTCGGTTAGATCTGCCGCAGCCTGAATTTGACTCTCGCTTAAAACGATTGATAATTCATCGGCTCGCATTAACGCTTTTTCAAGTCCAGCATATCCATCGACCAAAGCCGGCAGCATCGCTATCCCCGCTTTACCGAAAGCTAATTGCGCCAGTGTAGCCTTAGTCGTGTGATCCGCTACTTGATCAAGTGCCTTGAAAAGCATTTTGAACTGTTCCATCGGACTGGCGGCTGCCATTTCACGCCACGATAGTCCGAGTGCGTCAAATACTTCGACCGATGTTTTCGTACCTAGCGCAGCATCATACAGCAATTTGTTCAGCGTCTTGAATCCAAGTTCCGCCTGTTTAATCTTGGCTCCGTTTAATTCGAAGGCATGATTAAGCCGTTGCAAATCTTCCGCCGCAACACCGGTTCGGCCAGACATCTTGTGAATGGCGTCACCAGCATCGGCAAACTCCTGCGTAACTGTTGCCGCAAATTTGAAAGCAACTGTTGAAACCGCAGCGAACGCTGCACCAGCGGCAAGCGCCGCCGTGTTCATTCCTTTAAGTTTATCGACTACACCAGTAAGACCTTTTTTAGCTTGGGTGCTATCGGTCTTTACTTTAATGTTGGCTTCAGTTGCCATCGCTACTCTCCGATGCAGAAATAATCGCTATAAGCCGGAGCATATTTACGTCTTCCTCAAGAATTGCGCTTGGAACTACACCATACCGCTGAGCAAGACCATCAACCATTTTTGCATCTCTTAATTCCGATGGCTCATTAATTACAGAGCCATCTCTGGCTGTTCCTCCACCGACGTGCTTGAATCGCTCGACTCGGTGGAGGATACCGGAGGGTTTACAGTTGCATCATTCCATTGGACCATAATTTCACTGGCTAAACTGGCGGGCAGTCGTAACATGCCTTCACCAGTAGCCGGTATCTCACCTTCATCATCCTCAAGATTCCAACTGATTAACACGCTGTCGCCAAACGCTATAAACGTCTCGCCGACTTGTGCTTCGTCCGTTGGGCTGAAAGCTAAAAATGTTTTCAAGGGAACATTACCCCTAAGCACAACTTCAGCCCCTGCGTAATCACCGTCTAGCTTGACAGCGATTTCTCCCGCCGGTATTAAATACCCCATTCGTTGACTCCTATACCGTGCCCCATGTTGGAACAGTTCCCGACTGAAGCGATAACTCTGCGCTCCATGTCAAAGAACCATCGGCAGCACGATCTAAATTGTACGCGCTTACGAGCATTTCCATCTCCAATTTTGGATTAGAGCTACTGTTACCACCAACCGCGTATGTGACCGTTCTTGTTCCCGACTGTGTTTTGAATACGTCGTGACTCAGGTTTGAAGCCGAGTTAAATACACCGTTAATGCTTACAGTTCCGTCGCCGAGTAGCTGTAATCTTTCGACTGCACTCTTATCTATTCCCGTAATTTCTTGCAATGATGTGCCATTGTTGAACGTGGCGTTCGTCACATCATTACTGATATTTCGGGCTGAACCACCACTGTCATCGACAGCTAGGTAATCACCCAATCCACTCTGCTTTGCCATCCTAGTTTTCTCCTATTCCTCTCAGATTTTCTGAGTTAAAGCCTTGCAATTTGAACCACGAATACGAGGTTCGAAAACGTGCCCGTAGTCTGTACACGAAGGTAGCGAGGGACCGTTCCAGTCATGCTCGTCGCTTCGCTTGTACGAGCCGACACTGTGCTGAACGTCATCATATCCGACCATGCACTATCGTTCGTTGATTCCTGTATTTTGATAACAGCACTTCCAGACGCAATCGACTCGACGGAAATTACAGCGCGAGCACCATTGCTAGTCGAAGCTGCATTGTCCACCGACGCGCTATTGGCTGCTGATGAATCTGTTTGTTCTGGTCCGTCGGTAAGGACAACTCCCCAGTTCAGCCCATTACCGTCGGACGTAGAGAACTCGACAGTCGTGGCGATTGCTGAACCTTGTGACCTATCTATGTTGTAACTAGATTGATCTGCGACCATACCGCAGGCTGCATCGCCTCTGCTTGTTCCCATCGTCATTATAACTTCTGAATCACCGGCGATGGATTCAAACGCATCGTGGGACATTCCCGCCGCGTTATCAAACCAACCGTTTACAGTAAGTGTCGAATCTGTCAACCCGATAATCCGCTCGGTAGCTGATTTAGATAACGGAGTCACGTCTAACAATGTCTGAGTACTTCCGATACCTGATAGCGCGTTGACATCCGTGTTTAGGTCGTACCCGTTTGCGTAAATTCGGACACCAAGTCCATTAATCTTCGCCATCTATATCTCCATCCTCATCTACTTCGGCAATGCGCCCTCTTTTGAGCAAATCCTTAATCGTGCTCTCTTTTACACTCGCAGGGAAATCAAAGTTTTTACCTGCTTCAAAGTTTTCATCACCAACACTAATTCCAACGATGGCGCGGTACTTGCCCACATCAACGAACTGTCCGTTATCTGATCTTCTTCTTGTCATGGTACGATTGGAACCTCTCCGTATATTTCTACGCTGTAGGGAATCGTGACTGTGCGATATGCGATACCGCCAATCTCCGAAAATCCTATGTCTGCATTTTGTGGCATTGAGTCAGTGCAATTCCCCGACAGGTTTGAATCGCCCCGTAATGCCGTTTTGATATTTACAATTGCGTCCCACACTTCACCTTCAACAGTCTCTCGGACATTCGGTGAACTTTGCATACGCCAATAGCATTGAATAGTAAATTCAGTTGATGTCGATGAATCTGCTAATGTAGTAAAAAGTTCCTCATGGGACGTAATCCAAAAAGCAACGGATGGGGTAGCCGGTATGCTTAACGGCTCGCCCTGATACACCGAGATAAACGACGGTGATGAAACTCCGCTCAAAAGCGAATCAATTGTTGATAGAACTCCTGAGCGGCTCAATTTAGTTCCTTCTTCAATCCGGCGTCATACGCCTTTGCAATGCGCTTATCCTTTTTGAATTTCTGCATGGTGTTGCGAAACATGTGGTAGCCCTTAAATCTGCTCGGAGTTTTCCATCGCGGATGCAGGCCACCATTTTCAATCCAGTACGCGTATTCTACGTTCGCACCTTTTTTGAATAAGCCCGTATCTAAAACTAATCGAGGGTCTTTCCATTCATCTGAGATGTGCCACATAACCCGACGTTTTAACTTTCCGGTTTTTAGACCATGCCCTGAATACAACTGGCTTCGGACATCTTCTTGCATTTCTTTACCAACAGTCCGCAACGCTGTTTTAACACCACGTTTTAATCCGTCGTTAGCTTTTTTCTTTGTGCTCAGGGGACCCTTTAATTCAACTTGAACATTACCGGTATTTTTAGCCATTAGAAAATTGCTCCTGATAGATCGCCATACGCCACATATGGGTCAAGAGTTTTCAAAATACTTCTGGCCTCATTGGTTGGAAACGCAATTGGAATTTCTCCCCCAAATGTTTGCTGAACACCCATATCTCTATTGCGATATTCAACCCGCGCCAGATCCAAGCACGTCTGCAATACATCTTCGGGGTAGGTGTAATACACCACAGCGTCACTATTCGAGTGAGTTGCTGCTGTTGTACCATGAACCCCACGAACAACTGTGAGCACATGAGTTGATATTGACTCGACATACATTTGTTCAGCGTTGACCAATATCGTATTACCTTCTGACAGGGTAGAACCGTCAGTGACCGTGATGCTAGTCGTGGTTGTACTGGACACCGCACCGTTCAACGTTGTAGCCGACTTCGTGGTATTTCGCCAGCCCCATGTAGCAGCAATCGCTAGTGTTTGCTGGCCACCCGAAAACGTTTTCGCCGTGTCCTCATTTAACTTGAAACCCCAATACGGGATCGAGTTATACGGAAGCAGGAAATAATCATTCGCATAACCTTCCGTCAATGTTTCATTGGTAGTGCGGGCGGTATCGTCGTAGGCGGTCACACTGGTGATGCTATTGGCCCAAGCCCCAAAGGGTATTTCATTAACGATTACCGCTGCCGGAAGTATGCCAAGCGCGGCAGCCGACCGGCGCGGGTCGTTTCTAAGGTAGCTGGATTTTAGTCCAGCAGCGCCGAGTCTCTCAGAGTATGGGCCATTCCCAATATCGTAATATCTCGTCGCAGTAAACGGCCCGAACGAATTATCATTCACGCGCTGGTCAATTCGCCTAGACGCTTGAAACAACAAACGCCGAAGCGCATTTGTGTCAGCCGTCCAATTCGACGAATACGACGTACCGGCTAGGTAATCCCTAAAATCGCTTAGGGATGCGTAGGTATGATAAATGGTTACGGGTTGCGGCATTACTTATTTTCCTCAGCTTTACTGGCGTCTTTTTTCGACGCTTTAGGCGGAGCACTAAATGCCCAACCATATTCCTTGAGAATTGCAGCACTGACTTCGTATTCTTCGCCAGCGTTGTAAGTCTCGCCACCTTCAATTCCAAGCGGCTCTAGGCACGTTACTTTCGGCATAATTCCTCTTTTCTGTTGGGGCAGGGCTGAGGGTATACTTTCTCAGCCCCACCCCATCTAACTACGAACTACGCAGCGCGTAGGATCTTGAAAGCTTCAGCGGTGGCCATACGACCATCGCTTCTTGCTGTTGCGAAGAAGCCCACTTGTCCATTACCCATGTACAAACTATCGTTTCGGCGGATACTCATTCCGGCTCTTTCGAACAGGTAGTATGCCGACATATTTCCAGCGACACCAATTTTCTCGGTTGATGTAATTGTCGTGCCGAAAGGCTGACCACTCACATCGACGTTGATAACTTGGCGACCCATGAGGAACGCATCTGGCGCGTTCGTAAGCGACTCAATCGCATGAACACCAGCCGCAGTCGTGCCGATACCGTTTATGAGCGCTGATATCGCAGATGGGAATACCCACCTGAAAGTCTCAACGCCACGATGCTGCTGTGGAACATCGAAATAAGCGGAAACGATATCAGCAGCTACGACAGAAGTCGCATTTGCTAAAGTCGAATAGCCTACTGATGCGCCCGCACCGTCAACACCGTTCACAATCCCGTTATAACGAGCGGTCCCGTTACCAGCCAGAATTTCCTTATCTTGGAATCTGCCGTTGGCGGATTGGAAGATTTGAGAAAGTAGCGCGGGCAAGTTTGGAACTGAGTCCGCAAGCAGTTCGTCAGATACACGGGTAAGTCCCGCGATCTTCAAAACGCCGAATGAGACCTGTCCAACTGTCGGAGTTTGTTCCGCTCCAGTGTACGCAGCTTCCTCAGCCAGATAGCTCATTGCAACGCTGTCTAGTGTTGGAACATATCCATCTTTGGAATTTACTCTTAGCACCGTACACGCATCACGCAGCTGACCGCCTGTTGCTTCTGGTATAACAAAAGTTGAGTTAATGAACTCCTCGGGAACGAAGTAGCCGCCTTCGTTATCGGTGTCCTCCTGCATCGCTTTCGTCTCTTCAACTGAAGCGTTACGGAAGAACTCATCCTGTGACTTTGATGTAAACCATTTCATCCAAGTGTCGCGCTGGAACGCGGCCTCAGCCTTTAGGTTGTCACCCATCTTGCCTTGAACCCAAGAAGTCTGAGCCATAGCTGGTAAATCTTTTTGATAACCTGCTGGCTTATAGTTTGAGTCAACATGGTTTTGGTATGTACCATCACCGCGCTGATAGTTCTTTGCATCTTCGACAACATCGTCGTCAGCAACAGGAACAGTGTTGATTGGCTTGCGGTCGAATGACGCAGCTTTCTCAAGTCGCGATGTGAGATCGGCTTCTTTCTCAGCCTCAGTCATTAGCGCGTCCATTTCTTCAGCGTACTTCTCTGCCTGATCAAGCTCACCCTTTTCGAGTGATTCTTCAGACATTTTGCGCAGAGCGTCGGCTCTTGCAAATTTCTCTGTGGTTTCCATTGTTTAGCCTTTCTTGCTAATACTATTTTTCAAACGGTGAGTGAGTTGGCGAATTCTCTGTTCTTCAAGTTTTCGCAAAACTTGCTCCCTGACTTCCGGCGTGGACGGCACAAAGGCCTCAGCTATTATCGGCTGGCTGTCGTCGGCGCTTTCCGTTTCAGGTTCCGTTATTTCATTGTTGTCACTCTTCGCACTGAGTGTTCCCGTGTTTGGTGACGCGCCACGGATAACGCTACTGACTTCAACCCAATCAACATCTTTAATGTATCGGCGGCGAAACCCGTCGACGTTGGCAAATTCAGCCCCGCCTTCAGGTATGTTGAACCCAACGGACCATTCCTTCGAATAACCGCCAGCCACATTGCTGAACGTGTCCCGACCGAGTTGCGTGTCTAGGTTGAATTGGATTTTGTTGTACAGCTTGGCAGTTCCTGAACCGGTGTTGATCTCACGGGCATCAATGACTTTCCCCACCACCTTTGACGCATCGTGTCCGAGTAGAACAGTGACGGGCATGTTGTTGGCTATGCTGTTTTGAAACGCGCCTGTATCAATGACATCATTGTCAGAGTCAACAAGCCCCATTGAATTAGTCAGCGCCTCAACTATTCCTTGAGCTTCGTCAATTACCTTGACCTCAGCTACCTCGAATGTTTTATATTCTGTCATGTCAGATCCTTCACTATTTCAATTTCAGCGCTTTGTTCGATTACAGGTGTTATGCCGTCCAATGTCGGAACGTCCTTTGAGTCAGGTTCCACAGGGAACCATTGCAATGACCCGTTCGGGTGGTCAACAATATCGTAGGCATCTGACACTGAATAAATTTGCATGTGACGTTCAGCACAAGTCCGGCCATAGGGATCGCCATCAGGCACGAACTTATCGTTTTCATCTCCGTCTGGGTCATACGCCCGCACATATTCAATGCCTTGTTCCTTCGCATAGGTGATAGTCGCTAGGTTCTGCGCTTTGGCTGTTTCTGTCCTAGCTATAGCCTTAGTGCGATTAGCGTAAGCATCTCGGGCAATTTGCTTGATACCGGTAAATCCTTCTTCGGGGATACCGTTAGCAAGTTGAGCAGTCGTGTACCCTTTTTCTGACGCGCGATAAATAGCAGACACCATACGCCGCTGAGTATATGAAACAATCTCTTTGGCGCTTTGTGATGGAGTGGACAAGAGTCGCTGAACGCTTTGATTCTTTGGGTCAAATTCCAATGGGCCTACTCGCTGACTTTCTCGACGTGACCGGTTTTTATTCATAGCAGCGAAAGTTCCCTTAATCATACGGGCATAGGAGGGCCGAAGTGTATCGGACAGGTCAGTCATAGCAACATTGGGGATAAGCTCACCAACCAAGCCAACAGCATCAAGGGCAATCGGTGGAGCCTTGTTCACACGCCACGACGAAACAAGTGTGTTGCTGTCAGCTTCACCAGATAAGTAACGACCCATCACCCCGTCGACCCTGTTAGTCATTGCTCGAAAAAACTTATTGAGCTTTGGCTCTAGTGAATCAGCTTCCTGTATCCGCATGTCTATCATGGCTGTTGCGAATGCCGTAGTAGCTGGAACTCCTGATAATGGTTCGTAGGGTGAGTCTGTATCAAGCTGACTCGGTAGCGCCTTTAATTCACCCGACGAGAGATGTAGCGTTGTCTGGTCCTCTGCGGGTTCAGCCGGTGGAGGAGGTGGTGGCGCTACTGAGTCGAGTGGAATCTCGATCGATTGTAGGCTCACCTTACGAACATCCCCCGCAGGGATCGGATCGAAGCCCATAGCAGAGCGGGCTTCATTCATAGAGATAAGCCCGTCATTCCATGCCACGGACAATCGGGTAGCTAATTTATCAGCGTCCTCTGTCAGTGCGGCCACATTATTGAAGTCAACATCGATGTAGCCTTGATCGGGAAATTCATATTCTAAACAGTGATTCAAAAAACGAACTATCCGCAAACTCAATGGGGTCAGTGTTTCAGTAAAAAAGGATTGTCGCGCCTCGCGGTAGTTGGAGTATGTCGCCCTGTTAAGACCAACGACTGAACCAATCAGTATCGGTGGTACGCCGAAGGCCATACAAATCCGCGATTCGACAGTATCCCGCAACTCAGGGAATGCAACGTCAGCCATAGAAGATCCGAGTTGTTCATAGCTGGCATCTTCGTCCATGACTGCCAGTCGGTGCAAATTGGCGGGACCACCGAAAGTGGAACGCCACCGGTTGCGAATGGTATCAGCTTGCTCTTCGTTCTGAAGTCGACGCTTCACCTTGAGAATTCCTGAAGGTACACCAGCATTCATGAAGTACGCTTTCGCATATTCGATCTGGCTTAGGTCTAGATTGATCGTCTTGGCTAATACGGTGAGTGGACTCAACCCGTACAGGTCATTCGTTGGGTTGGTGTATTTCATGTGAGAAATATCGTCAGCGGGAATTGTGTATGTCCCACCACTGAGAGAGTATTCGTATTGAGTTACGCCTGTGTTTTTATCAGACTTAATTTTGATTCGGTCGGGCCTTAGCAATCTCATCTCAACAACCTGACCAGCATTGTTCCGACCTTTATGAAGATAGACGTTCCCCGCAATATTCAAATGGACTACCAACTGGTCGATGAAGTTATAGAAGTCTTGGTCAGGGTTAGGATGATAGAGCAAGCTGGATATCGGGTTGGTGTAAGGCGCTTCAACAGGTTCACCATTCGTCTCAAATAGTACCCGATAGTTAGGCTCAGTGACAGCAGTCGATAACTCACGGATACATGCGTAGACCAATTCGTCTTTCGCATATCCGTTATTCGCATATCCGGCATAATCATGAGGCGGTGATTCAGCATTACCAAAGCCAAATCCAACTGGAACTGAGCCAGTCACTTCGGTAGGTTGTTTCACATCTTCTGAGCCGAACGGCCACCATCTAGGCATAGACATCCCGTCAGCAGTTGAGCGCACATCTGCTTCAGGCGACTTGAATCTATTATGATTGCTGAGAAAAAACCTGTCAAGCCCTACCCCCTATCAGTCCGAGAAAACTCTATCTAGCTAACCTAGTTGACTTTGGATAACCGGCATGCTATGATTATATCAAGGTAATAGCGTAAAGGAGTAAATCATGCCATTATCAAAAGACAGCAACAGGGTTCAAGCTGACATGCCCAAAAGTTCAGGTGAAAGCACTAAATCGAGTGAAGTAGGTGGATGGGCCACCGTTATCAATCGAGAAACTGGTGCTCATTCCCTAATTCCTTGCAAGACCGTAGTTCCATTCATGGACGAAAACGGCGAGTGGGACGAGGTGACTTCGGTTCCTCTGGCTCATCCGTATTCAGGACCTTGCAAGTATTGGGATGTTCGAGAAGCTGACACGACAATCACTCATTACCAAAATGGGATGATGGTTATCAACTTCACATTCACACCTGAGGCTTTTAACAAGTTCGACTGTTCCTGTAAACCAGTTGCAATCGACACATGGCGAAATGGGGACGGTTTTAAATCCGACCGAGTGGAGCCAAAAGTTCGTAATCATGTTTGTGGTTTCGAAAAACTGACGTATGAGATCGAGGCGGTTATCGACCTTCAATCTCGTTACACCGAGAAGTCGTTCCAGCGCGTCCTAATGAACAAGTATCCAAATACAGTTCAAATGGGTGCGCCGGTTAAAGGCTTTCGCAATATCGACGAGACTGCAAATCCTCAATGGCCTATGTTAGTCGACTTGCATATCAGCGAAACCATGACATTTCACTCGGACGCAAGTTATTCGCAAACGCAAAGTTCGGATCTAATCCGACTGAGCCTTCCGGCAGACGAGCAGCAAGATAAATTCATACTGGACTATGACTTCGTCATGCAGGCATTCGCTGAGCAATACGCAATCGACATCGAAACCGGTGACGACCGCGACGCTCAACGAGTTCGTCAAATTGGGAACTGGTTCTATACCATGTTCACACCACTGGGAATGGCAGCTACTGAGAGAACAGATCGCAGGTCAATGAGCTATCCGCGTAAAGAGAAAAAAGCTAAGCCGCCCAAAAGCTGGAAAGTCACGTATCGCAACTCGCCCAAAGCGTTGCTCAGCAACGGAACAACGCTCGTTGTTACTTAGGAGTTAATTCGTGAGGCTAGTCGGCTCATCACATTGGAGGATGTGGTGGGCCGGTATAGCTTCATAAATTATGGAGTAGAAAAAGAAAGGTAATAGAAATGGATTTACACGAACTAACTATGGAACTTGGCATTCAAGATTATGTCGACGAAGTCAAGCTAGAAAAAATAGGAAAGTTAATTTGCATGGCATGTGAAACAGAATACAGATTAGCTTCATTTATGGGATGTAAATTTGCGTCCTGTGAATGTGAATAAGAGAGGAGATCTCGAATGGCTAATGGATGGCATGAAAGTGACTGGAGTCCGGTTCTTAACGGAGTCGATTCACCTTGCGATACTTGCCACAACACAATTCCCGAAGGGCAATGGGTCGAAGCAGTTGAGTATCAGAACAGCACAGATACAGCGGATAGAGTCATGATGATCATCTGCCATGACTGTTCTGAGAAGCTGGGTGAGACTGGAGACATCTAACAGTAACTTGGTTGACACAGGTTAGCCAGACGTGCTATCCTTATTTCATAAAGGTAGTAGTTAGGTAAAGGAGTAAAACATCATGACTACAGACAACATCAAAGACGTAGAGTTCTATAAGGACATCGTCACATTCATGGAGACTATGGTTCCCCCTGAGACTATCGGGACTGACATCTCTATCTGTGAGCTTGTCACTTTCGACGACGCATACGCCGCACTGTATTCCCTCTTTTCAGAGCGAGTAATCACCGACGACACCGTTCTATTCGTAGACGGCGAGCCGGTTCTATACGGTGAAATTCGTGGCTGGTATTTCATGGAGGGCCAGACATTGCAATTCGCCGACGCCGACTGGAAATGGGAAATTCGTGCATGTAATCCAACAGGAAATAATTGTCCTGCATGTAACGCGGTTCAACAGCGACTAGATCATCCAGAAAAGTGGGAGAGGTAACAAATCATGGAAATCAAAAACGGACATTATTTATTCGAGGACGAATTAGCAATCGTTACTCAAGCAGAAAAAATCTGGTATGACGAATGGGTTCGGCTAGGTATGAAAGACGAGGGAACTTGCTGTTTAGGAAAAGGCATTCATATTCGATCGCCGTTCAAAGCATTCATTCGTTCTCAAGCCGGACAAGGAAATATATCGGCATGGGAAAGCAGTCGCGCAGTTCTGGACTATCTGGGTGACGCGCTGCTCGATTTCCAAGGAACAAAACCAGTTTCAGTATGGTACGACGATGGGAGGATCGACTAATGAACGGGCTAACAATCAGAGAGAAAAGACGAGATCATATCAGTAGCGAAATAGAGCGTACTTCGGAGGGAAGTGCGCTCTCGCTGCTGGAGTACGAAGATTCGGTTTTGCGTTGGGCTGACGATCAATCTGAGGCAAATTGGAAACGTGTCGAAACGGCCAGAACCGTCGTAATCATGTACAAAGAAATCAACGAGTTTAGGCTAGTTCGCAGAAAGCTGGTGAGGTAATGGGATACTACAAGAACTTGCAAGTAGACAAAGATAATTCAGATTCACATGCAGAATGGCTTGCTAAATATAGAAATAGAGATAATTCAGTCGGGCTTTTCGAGTGGGCAACTGCTCCATATAACACCCCGCCGCATATCACCACTTTCCAAATAAAAGCATTCGTGAAAGCAATAGAACTCGAAGGAAAAGGAATTACGTTCAAGGGACCATCAATGCTGAGCAGAGCGAAAAAGCAATTCGAGCTGAAAGGCAATAGAGCGAACGTAATCGCTCAACTTGAAGAACTAATCAGGGGCTAACCTAGTTGACATAAGTTATCTCATGAACTATCCTTTATCTATAAAGGTAATGGCATAGTAAAAGGAGTAAACATCATGTCAAACTTAGAGCATCAAATAGCAGAGATACACCGTATCGAGGCTGAACTACAGGCTTTGCCTGAGTTTCGAAATAAAGAAACTCGCGATCAAGTAAACAACATCCGGACACATCTGACACTGGCAGCCGCCAATATGGAATGGCTGTCCGGTGTTCGAGTCAAGCCGGAAATTCCTCACGTTGAACCTAGAGAAACAAAAGTATGGGGGCAAGAGGTGTTCGGAGAAAAGCAAGAGATACCAGAGAAACATCGAGAGCGTATCGCAAATATCAGGCGCGAAATGCTCGCTGACATCAATTGGAGTTTGTAATCATGGATGCATCACTACTTTTAGTAGACCACATCAAAGACACAGTTTTCGACTACGCACGGAGACATCAGTCAGGAACAATCGAGGATATGGAGCAGGGCGAAATTCTTCATATGCAAAATGAAAATGAGGTTTTTGCGTTTTGCGATCTTCTGGACTCACCAGAATTTCTGGACGCATTAAACGAAATAATCAAAGACGCCTGTGGAGATTCACTTGACGAAGCTCATGAAAAAGGTGAACTAGATTTCATGTGGGAACACTACAAATCATTAAGGAGTATCTAATGAGTCACGACGGAAATTCACAATTAGAAGAATTAGCGGAAGAACAGCGGCTGGAAGATATAGGAACTGAGCGTGACGAAGTATTCGCCACAAAAGAAAAGCAGGGAACTCTAAACCATTCTCTCAATTTTCATGAACCGGTTTCTGAAAATCATATTGAGGTGCTATTCACTGAACGAGACGGCGAGAAAATTGCGTTGTTCATCGACCGAGTCAACGAACACAATTCATTAATCGTGCCACGTTCAGTTCTTGAAATAATAGTTAGTGAAGGTTGGGAACAGAATCATCAGTAACTTAGTTGACACAAGTTACAAAAGTATGCTATGATTACTTCATAAGGTAATTAGTTAGGTTAAAGGAGTAAAAATCATGACTAAGCAAATCGACACAGACGCAAAAATAATCACCAAGTGGGCTAAAAAAATAGACGAGGCGCATTTCGCCTACGCATATTCCCGCGTGGAGTTCGAGGACATCTATGAGGAAGAATTGACCAACATGGTCATTTCTGAGGGTAATCTCGTATGCGAGTTCATAACAGAGGACCTCGTTCATGTAGACGTATATCGGCTAATTTACGACGATATGGACCTTCTGGTTTTTTGTGGGAGTGGCCTTGACGGTGACACCACTATCCAGTTCTACAAAACTGGCGGCGTGTTTCAATACCATCAGTTGCGTGGTGGCAAATTCTACAATCACTCTTGGACGAATTGCTGGTACACCGGTGCATCATTCGCTAGACGTGACGCGCTCGACCATGCAATCAACTGTGCTGAAAATGCTGAGGACTTCTACGAGTTCGCAAATCAGGAGAAATAAATGGTAGACATCGACAAATTAATCAAGACAAAACTGTGGGTTGGAGAAGAGCCTGAGCATATTTCCAATCCATATACAGGAGAAACCATACTTCTCACTCCGGTAGAAGTAGCGGTTCATGACTTAATCAAAGGATCAGAAGCACTTGCTGACTATCACACAGTAGCCGCCGGATGTGACTGGTTCCGCGAAAATAATCCAAAAGCGTACATGGTTCTATTGGACTAGAAAGGAGGTAATCAATGGATAATTCAGACGAGTGCAGATGGTGCGGCGGTCCGGTCAGTAGTATCGGGTGTCTGGACTGTTACCCACAATCAGAAGAAGAAAGACGGGACGACCGTATTCGAGAGGGATTTAATTCCGACGGCGAACCACTTTAGCAAATCAAGACAGGAGAAACATGACAACAGTTGAAACGTATGTTCAATTTAATATAAAGAAAGTATCCCCTCAGCTAGTCGATGATGTAAAGCGTTCCGCTCACGGGCGAGGGCTGAGCATCTCCGAGTATCTGACACGGGTTATCAGTATGCAGAGAAAAATAAATAGTGACCCAAAATATCACGATTTATTAGAAGAGTTCGAGCTGACTATAGGAGATATTTGATGATGCCTCAACAGCTAGAATTTCAGACCGAGTTAAATTCACAAAACGATTACATTCTTTATGCAATGCAGCGCGGCGTGAAATTGACTAAACTAATGGCCCTCACTCGGTTTCGTACCGTGAATTTAGGGCAAAGGATCTTAGAGCTTCGTAGGGACGGGTGGAACATTCAAACCACTATGGTTCAAACCGGTACTGGTAAACGTATCGGTATGTATTTTCTACCAGACTCAAAGTGTGACTGCGATACTATTCGCGGATATTGTGCGCTTTGTACCGATGTTCTCAGGTTTTTGGACAATCACATGAGTAGAAAGGAAATGGTTAATTATTATGACTAGTGAACATGTGGAACAGGTAGTAGACAATTTATCGTTCGAGTTTATGCAGGAGTTCCCTGCGGATGAAATAAAACATCGCCCACAGGGAGGGCGGCAGGTCGCGTATATCGACGCCCGTCAAGTTATGGATCGTCTTGATTCGGTAGCTGGTTGGATTAATTGGTCCGACTCGTATCAAGTAATCGACGGGCCGAGCAATGCAGTTCAATGCACGTTAACCATCACTTTCATGGGCGATGATTCAGTGACTCATTCGGATGTGGGGTATCCAGTCAATGCGAAAGACGAGCCGCTAAAAGCTGCCTACAGCGATGCACTCAAGCGGGCCGCCGTCAAGTTCGGTATCGGTAGACATTTGTATTCACATACATGTGACATCTGCACTAACAGCGCACCGGTTCCAACAAAGCAGTGGGATAATGACGCAGCCCCACAAACCAACATCACCCCAATATCAGAGGCGGCAAGTGCAGCAGCATTCGGTGAGAAGCCAGCTGTTCCTGCTCCGAAATGCGGCACTCACAATGTCGATATGCGATTAATCACTAAATATAAAAGCGGCGATCCTATTGAGGACCCATTTTATTCATGTCCTGAGAAAAATGAGCAGGGCGGATATTGCAATACTAAAACCGTTAATCTGAGTCAACTCAGTGTCTGATATTTACACAGATACCGGACCATTTGCCACCGTGCCAGAGTGGATATTATTCGGCGAGTTGTCGGATCGTGCAGTCAGATTATTCGGTATTTTGCAACGGCATGATGGTAAGCAAGGCGCCTTCCCTAGCCGGAGGCGACTGGCTACTATCTTGTCTTGTTCGGTGGACAGTGTGGACAGGGCCATGACCGAATTAGTATCGCAGGACATTGTGATTAAACATTCCCGTTACAAGGAAGATGGCTCACAGCGGTCTAATCTGTACGAATTGCGGCTGGGGTTGTCTGCACCGCTGCGGCCCCCTAGCCGTATCCCTGCGGTACATAACGAAAGCAATATAAAAAAAGTAAATAGTAATTTATTAGGGAAAATAAATGAGTTCTCCTACTCCAAGCCAACCGAATAAAGATCTTAAAAAACTGCAAAGCAGTTTAATCGGACACATGAGCGAATTGTTTGGAACACCACCGGAAGATTTCAAAGAGCGTGTCCGGTCAATAAATGAGGAACAACTATTAGCACTGAAAAATAAACCTATTGCAGCTGATATTTATTCCTGCCCGTATTGCCATGACGATAAGCGGGTCAGGTTGTCCGACGACAAGAAACATCCCTATTTTGGTAAATCGTTTCCTTGTCCGAAATGCGTCAGTGTGGCCGATAGGGTTCGCGCTTGTGGAGTTCCTATTGCGTACAGAGATTGGAACTTATCTCAATTAGATTTCGACCCCACGTTTATTCAGACGCTCCAAGAACAAGTGGTTGCTGGTGAGTCGTTGATAATGTTCGGACGGGTGGGACGCGGCAAAACTCACGCAGCTATCGGGCTGTTACATCACTGGCTAGAGCAGGAATCTGAGGGGGCAGAAATACGGCCAGCTAAATTCATTTATTTCCCACATTATTTAGACGAAATGCGGGAACGTATGGGCGACAATTCCGACAATCAAAATAGCCGCCAGTATGAAAATGAGTTGGCTTCTTATCATCTGCTGGTAATAGATGATTTAGGTGCTGAGAGAACTACTGAGTGGAGTAAAGAACGCACGACGCTATTAATCGACCGGCGACTTCGTGACGGTAAACAAACAATCATAACAACGAATTTAATGAGCTTGGGCGCGACTGCTGACCGGTATGGAGACCGAACAGCATCGCGGCTAAGTGCGTACAGGTGGAAAGAATGTCAGGGTATAGATCACAGGCAGCGACGATAATAATCGGATCGCTAATCATTTATTTTGCGGTCA